CACCTGCTTCCGCGACCAGAAGATCGCCCGCACGCTGGGGTACCGGAACCGGGCGCAGACGCTCATGGCCGTGTTCCTGGAGCACTGGATCGACATGGCTGAGGCCACCGGTGGCCGGATCCACACGTCCTGGAACCAGGTCAAGGGTGCCGGCGCGTTCGGCGACGCTGGCGCAGGCACGGGGCGCATGTCCTCGGCACCGAACTTCCAGAACATCCCGCAGGAGTGGGAGGACGAGGAATCCAAGAACCCGGACAGGTACGTCCACCCCTCCCATCTGCGCTCGCTGACTCGGCTGCCGCTGGCCCGCGCTCTGCTCCTGCCCGACGAAGGCACGGTCTGGCTGAAGCGGGACTACTCCCAGCAAGAGTACCGCGCCCTGGCCCATTTCGAGGACGGCCTGCTCTCCAGGGAATATCGCTCCGATGCGAAGACGGACATCCACAAGGTCGTCCACAAGCAGATCCTGGAAATCACCGGCATGGACCTTCCCCGCAAGACGGTGAAGACCATGAACTTCGGGCGCCTGTACGGGATGGGGGACGCCAAAACGGCGCAGAAGCTGGGCATCCCGGTGGAGGAGGCCAAGCGGATCAAGAACGCCTGGAAGAAGGCCCTGCCAGACGTCGTGTCGCTGGACGAGGAGATCAAACACCTGATGAAGATCGGTGGGATCCTGCGCACCTGGGGCGGTCGGGAATACCCGGTCAAGCCGCCGGTGGAGAAGAAGGACGAGGGCCGCTGGCAGACGTTCGAGTACAAGTCGCTCAACGACCTGATCCAGGGTTCGTCGGCCGACTGCACGAAGCGCGCGATGATCGAGTGGGCCAAGAAGAAGGGATCTGCCCGATTCCTGATTCAGGTCCACGACGAGCTCAACATCTGCGCACCGGCGAAGGACGCCGCGCGCGAGATGAACATCCTGCGGGAAGCGATGGACTCCGTGGGGATCAAGTTCGGGGAGGAGCCTTCCGACGATGGGCGGTTCCGGGTCCCGATGTCTTCCGAAGGTGCGAAGAGCGAAACCAACTGGGCGGAGATCGAAAAATGGGAACCGTGAAAATCTTTGAAGAGGGTGGAGCTACAAACTTCGTCGACACCGAAAACCGATTCGTCGGGTTCCGCACCACCGAGCAGTGCTGCGAGGACTTCGGCTGGAGCTTCCTCAAGTGCCTGTGGGATGGGGAGGCTATTGACCACGAGGGCGGTGCCCTGGAAGGCTTCACGTTTGACGAAGCGTTCTTCCAGACGACCGGCGGCCGGAGTGAGTGGGATGAGGGCGGAAAAGCAGCTTTCAGGCTCACGAACGGCGCCGACGAGATTTTCCTGGTGCTGGAAAATCACCACAACGGCTACTACTCCCATGGGTTCACTTTCAAGTCCGGTGAGAAGATCTTGCAAGACGGGAGCCTTTGATGACCGACAAAAAGTTCAACCCCTCCGCACTTCTCAAGGCCGAGGCCAAGAAGTTCGTCACCCTGGACAAGCCCCCGACCCTGAAGGTCGTGCCCAAGCGGGAGCCGGTGCGCGCGGTGAAGCGGGGAGCGCCCACGCCCCAGAGTTCGCTGGCCGACGTGGTCGTGGAGATGAACTTCTCCCGGCTGAAGTCCTGGAGCCTCTCCGCCTACAAGGACTACAAGAAGTGCCCCCGGGCGCTGGCTCTGAAGCGGATCTCCAAGATCAAGGAACCCGACTCCCCGGCGATGGCCCGCGGCACGTTCGCGCACTCCGTCTGCGAGCGGTTCGTGAAGAAGGAGATCACCTGGGCGGTGGCTGTCGAGGAGGCGAAGAAGGCCGGGGACAAGACCCTCTACGGCGAGAAGGCCAAGCCCATCGACCTCGAGCCTTTGAAGGAATACCTCCACGCCGCACAGAAGAAGCAGGTCGTGGTGGAGGGCGACTGGGCGTTCGTGGAGAACTGGGACGACGGCGACTGGTTCAAGAACGCTTGGCTGCGGATGAAGCTGGACGTGGGCCTGCGCGTGAAGGCGGGCGTCTACGAGGTCACCGACTGGAAGACCGGTCGGATCTACGACGACCACAAGGAGGAGGAGGACCTCTACGTCCTGGCCATGTTCCTCAAGTTCCCGGACGCCCGCGAGGTCCGCGCCGTGTTCGGGTACCTAGACCAGGGAAAGCTCGAAACCTCGGGGCGGGTGTACCGCCGCGAGGAGATGGGTGCGCTGGCCGATCGGTGGGAGAAGAAGGTGAAGCCCATGATGAGCGACACCACATTCCCCTGCAAGCCGAATCCGTTCTGCGGGTACTGTTTTTTCCGTGCGGCGAACGCCGCGAACTTGCCTGGGGGGAAGAAGCTATGTCGGTTTTGACTCTTTGTCTTCTGAGCGCCGGTGTCTCAGCATTCACGGCGTTCATCGTCCACAGGCTCCTTCGGGAACCTCCGTGCCCATCCGGGCTGGGGGGCCTGTGGAAGCGCCCGCAGCCGCCCTGCGGGAAGCCTGCGGAGAAACTCAACTTCATCAACCTCAAGCTCGGTGACCGTGAAAAACTGATCCGCAACGGCTGGATGAACGAGGACGGCGCGCCTGCCGAGAAGTTCTTGCGTGGTCGGGGGCCTCGAGGATGAGCGGCGCGTGGAAGTCCATCTCAGCGGATCAGGTTGCGAAGCACTTCGTCGACGGGATGTCCTTCGCCATCATGCGGGGGCCAGGTCGAGTGCGGCGAAATACGCTTGGAGGACACCCCGAAGGAGTTCCAGAAGACCCTCCGCGAAGACGAGCGGCAGGCCCACAGCAAGTGGGAGCGCGAGAAGCTGGTGCGCGAAACTCCGATGGCTCCGTGCCCGTTCTGCGGAGGCCCTGCCGAGGCGTGGGCGAAGTCCGGGCCGATGGAGATGGGCGGAAGCTCCACCGAGCACCACGTTGGGTGTCGGTCCTGTGGGGCGGGCGTGCGCACGGAGGATCCTCTGCGGTCGCGGCAGGGTTGGAACCGGAGGGTCGAACGATGAGCGCCGGCGAAGATCTGAAGAACTCCTGGCTGATCGCGAAGCACGCCCTCCACGAGGCGGAACTCGTGGTGGACCTGCGGAAAAAGGACGCCGAAAAAGCCTTCGCAGCGTACCGAGAAACCCTGGACGTGGTCTACGTCTGCGCCACGGCCCTGCTTGCCACCGGCGAAAAGCTCTCCTTCACGATGCATACCTTGTACGAAAGCCCCCGCACCCTGGAGAATCTGCGAAGCCTGACCGTCAGCGCAGTGCGTGCCAAAGGGGTGTGTCTGTGGATCCAGGTGGAGCACTCCATCGCGGCTACTGAGTGGGTCGCCGTCCGAAAGCTCGGGTTTGGCGAATGAGACACCTCCTCGAATCCGCACACCAGCGGAAGGTCGTCAACTTCGCCCGGGGCCTCGGGATCCAGGTCACCAAGCTGAACCCCATGGGGCAGAACGGCTGGCCGGATCTTCTGGTCGCCATCCCCGGCGGGAAGGCGTTGTTCATCGAGATGAAACAGCCGGGCAAGGAGCCCACGAAACTTCAACTGCACATCCACGGGATGTTGCGAGAGCAGGGATACGATGTCGCCACAGCCCAAAGCCACGAAGAAGGCAAAGCCCTCGTTTCTGACCGCCTTCGAGAACTCGTCCGCACCGGTCGAGGCGGGATCCTCACGGAAGCGGCGCGGCAGCACGCCGCCGGAGGTCGCGGTGAAGGCGCAAAGCTGGACACCCCACCCGTACCAGACCCGCGCCGCCCAGTTCCTCGTGGACCGCGCGGCGGCAGGTCTGTTCCTGGACCCGGGCCTGGGGAAGACGTCCTCCACCCTGGCCGCCCTGGTGAAGCTCAAGGAGAAGGGGCAGTTCCGCCACGCCCTGATCCTCGCCCCGCTGCGCGTCGCACGAAACGTGTGGCCGGCGGAGGTCAAGAAGTGGAAGGAGTTCTCCCACCTGAAGGTCGTGGTGCTCCACGGCCCGAAGAAGGATGAGCTTCTCAAGGAAGAGGCCGACATCTACGTCATGAACTACGAGGGCCTGGATTGGCTCTTGGGAGCGACGCAGAAGCGCGATTGGACCGGGAAGACGAAAACTGTCTACACCCACGAGAACTTCAACAAGATCTCGCCGGAGATCCTTATTTGCGACGAAGTCTCGAAGTGCAAGTCCACCTCGACAAGTCGCTTCAAGGCCTTGCGCACCGTTCTTCCGAAGTTTTCTCGCCGGTGGATCCTCACCGGCTCGCCTGCGCCCAACGGGATGCTCGACCTCTTCGGACAGGTTTTCGTCCTGGACCTGGGCAAGGCCCTGGGCCAGTTCATCACCCGCTACAAGCTCGACTACTTCATCCCGCTGGACCGCAATGGGTGGAAGTGGCAGATCAAACCGGGGGCCGAGGAGTCGATCTACGAGAAGTTGCGACCCTACGTCCTGCGGCTGGCCGCCGAGGACTATCTGGAACTTCCGGAACTTCTGGAGAACAACATCGTGGTGGACCTCCCGCCGAAGGCCCGTCGGGTCTACGAGGATCTGGAGGACGAGTTCCTTTCCGAGCTGGATGATGGGATGAAGCTGCTCGCGCCGTCGGCCGCCGCAGTTCGGATTCGTATTTCACAAATCGCGAACGGGGCGTGCTACGACGACCGCGGCGAGAGGACCTGGACTCACTTCCACGACGAGAAGACGGACGCCCTGGTGGACCTCGTGGATGAGCTTCAGGGATCGCCGCTCCTGGTGGCCTACGCCTTCCGTCACGACCAGGAGAGGATCCTCAAAGCCCTCGGGAAGGACACCCCGTTCCTCGGCCAGGGCGTGTCGCCCGCGAGGGAGGCCGAGATCATCCGGGATTGGAACCTCGGGAAGATCCCGGTGCTCCTGGGACACCCCGCCTCGATGGGGCACGGGCTCAACCTGCAGGGCGCGGGGAATCACGTCTGCTGGTACGGCCTCACCTACGACTTCGAACTGTACGACCAGTTCAACCGGCGCGTCCTCCGGCAGGGGAACACGCACAAGCACGTCACGGTCCACCACATCGTTGCCAGGGACACGGTGGACGAGGTGATTCTGCGGGCACTCCGCAGGAAAGAGAAAAGCCAAGGGGCGCTCCTGGACGCGCTCAAGGACTACAAGAAGGAGAAGAAGAGATGATTCTGGACGAAATCAAAGTGGACGTCAGCCCGAAGGCGTCGTTCGGCTGGGCAATCGAGGCGCTGAAGGCTGGCGGCAAGGTCGCCCGCGCCGGGTGGAACGGCAAAGGAATGTTCCTCTTCCTGGTGCCGGGAAGCACCTTCAAGGTGAACCGGCCGCCGCTGCTGGGGATCTACCCCGAGGGCACCGAGATCAACTACTGCCCCCACATCGACATGAAGACCGCCGACGACAAGGTGGTGCCGTGGCTCGCGTCGCAGACCGACGTGCTGGCCGAGGATTGGCAGGTGGTCGAATGAGCACCAAGCAGTTCAAGTTCGCACTTTTGAGCAAGGTCAAGGACACAGTGACGGGCTTCTCCGGCGTCGTGATGGCCGCCACCAACTACCTCACCGGCTGCGACCGCTACTCGGTGCAGCCCACGGAGTTGAAGGACGGGCGTCCGCAGGACCCCTACGCCATCGAGGAGTGGCGGCTGGAGTTGGTGGACCTTCTCCCCAAGGGCGAAGCCGCCGAGTTCCTGTACGAGAACGGCATCCAGATCAAGGACGCCCTCACGGGCATCGAGGGTGTTGTCGTGGCGCGCACGACTTACCCGGGCGCCGACCAACGCTACTCCATCATCCCACAGGGCGAAAAGGCTCTGGACGATCGGCAGAAGTGGATCACGATCGACGAAACCCAAGTGCTTCCCAAGAAGGCCACGCCCGTGGCCCTGAAACAACCTGTGAAGTCTCCCGGCGGACCTTCCAGGTACGACGCTCCCCGCCGGTGAAGGAGAAAACGATGAACCGCATCATGCTCGACCTGGAGACCTTGGGCACCAAGCCCGGCTCCGTGATCCTCGCCATCGGAGCCGTCCGTTTCGACGAGACGGGGATCCTGGGCGAGAGCTTCTACCAGAACGTCAACCCGGAGTCCGCCGTCGAGGCGGGGCTCACGATCGACGTCTCCACGATCATGTGGTGGCTCCAGCAATCCGACGAGGCCCGCAAGTCGCTGGTCGCCGGCGAGGCGATGCTCCTGCCCCAGGCGCTCCATGCGTTCGGGCGCTGGGCGCTGGCTCCCGGTGGCGTGGTGAACTCCCACGAGGACATCGTGCAGGTGGACGAGCTGTGGGGGAACGGGTCGGACTTCGACAACGTCCTTCTGGCCCACGCGTTCACCGCCGCAGGCCTTCCCCAGCCGTGGAGCCACCGTGCGAACCGGGACTACCGGACCCTGCGGGCGCTCGCTCCGGACGTTCCGTACGTGAAGCCGGTGATCGCCCACAACGCGCTGGAGGACGCCAAGGCGCAGGCGATCCACGCGATCGAGATCCTGAAGGTCCTCAAGGGCGGCGCGACGGAGTTGCCTGTGGAAGGTGCAGCCCCTTCGGCAGGAGAGATCTCATGAAGTGGCTTAAGCCCGCCAGACAGTTCAGCATCAAAATAGATGCGGAAGGCGTGTGCTTCCACATAGAGGGCGCGAACGCCGAAGAGACCTACACCCTGTGGCAGAGGGTCCGTCGGGCTATCGCTCACGACGACTACGGGAAGCCGCAGGGCTGACCTCCACAGAAGAAACCGAGAAACCCACTTGACAGTTATCAAGTAGGCAAGATATATTCAGTACTCAACAAGGTGAAGTCGGCGAGGTGCCGTAGCTTCGCCGACGAAACCAAGATCAGGGAGATCTCAAATGTCCGAAACCGCCACCATCGTCAAAGCCAAGGGCGGACGCCCCTCCGAGTACGCCGGCAAGTCCATCGCCGTCGTCGCCACGAAGGAAGTCATCAAGGGCTACAAGTCCAAGTCGCCCGGCGTGACCGCCGCGATCAAGACGATCCTCTCCACCAAGAACTCCACCAAGGTCGCCACCGCGATCAAGGGAGGAGCCTCCGTCGCGGAGGCCCTCGCGGCCGACGTGAAGAAGGCTCCCAAGGTCGAGGCGTTCCTGGGCACCGACGTGGACTTCATCGAGAAGGACGGCAAGGCGGAGCAGGTGAAGATCGGGACCGCCCACATCCGCCGGGCCATCGCCGAGAACTTGATCGTCGTGGCGTGAGTCCGGTGCCCTCCGTTTGGGAGAACGGAGGGCTTTTGAATGGTGAGATACAAGTGCCGTAACCGCGTCACAAGTAGGCCGAACCCCGGAAGGATCTAGGCCAAAAACTGACCGCTAACCGGCTGGAAACGTTCGCCAGATTGCTCCGCCTCGGCTCAGGCGGTATGGACCGTAGAAGTCGCCGGATTTAAGGCACCCCGGAAAGACGGGGCGATTCTCCAAAGGGGTACACCGGAAACGGACCTGCTGGAGGCGGTTTGGGCAGTAGCTCCAGCGGTAGAGCACCTGAAGTACGGTCGCCGGAAGCGGTTGCAAGAATTCAGGAGGTGCATGGTTCGAATCCTTGATGCCCATTTGCAAGAACCCTTCAACCAAAGGAACCCAACCATGAAGAAAACCATCCTCACCCTGGCGCTCGTCGCCTCCGCGGCGCTCGCGGGGGCCGACTCCTCTGGCGTCGCCAAGGCCCTCGCCCGCTTCCGTGCGGATACGGCGCTGGCGAACAACCTCTGGCGGCAGGCGGCCCACCAGGACAGCGCGGCGTTCCAGGGCCGTGTCCAGGCGCAGACCATCTACCAACTCGCGGTCCAGCACCTTTCCGAGGACACCGCGAAGGCGGTGAAGAAGTGAGCAACATCGAAACCACCCTGGCCGAGCGCGGCGCGCGCTACGGTGAGTTCATCGGCCACGCGGCCATCACCCAGGCACTCAAGTCCGTCATGCGGGGGACCCTCCTGGAGGACCTGGGCGACAAGAAGTTCGTGGCCGACCTGGAGGCCGCGCTCGCGCCGGTGAAGGCCAAGTGGCCCACCCTGCGCTGCGACGTGCGGGAAGGCTGGGAGATGGTCGCCCACAAGCTGGGGCGGTCGTTGAACGGGGACGCGGAGTGGGCTGAGAACGCACACGATGGGGCCGGATATTTGAAGTTGGTGGACGACCGTCAGACGAAAGAGCAGGCTCCGAAGAAGCCCGTGATCCTGACCGCCGCGACGCGGACCACCGGCGGGAAGCGCCAGTGACCAAGAGCGAGCACAGGGCTCCCCGGCGTGACCGCACGCTGGAGGAGCTTCGCCGCATCGCCAAGATGAACGCGCAGCAACTCGTCAACCCGACGCCGAAGCTACGTTTGCGCGAGCTGTTCGAGCAACTTGAAGCGGGGGACATGGCATGAGCGGAGCGTTGACGATCATTTCGGGGAAGCTGGACGCCGACGACTTCGGGGCCATCGTGACCGCAGGCTTCCAGCCGGTGTTCCTCCCCCTGGAGGAGTACGGCCCCTACGAAGCGTTCATCCGGAGATCCGAAGCCCTGCGCAAGCACGCCCGCGGCACCCACGACACCGTCCTGGTGGACCGTGGGTTCCTGCTCTCCGGCACGCAGTCCCGGATGCTGGAGCGCATCGCGCGCGGACTCTCCGCCACGATCCTCGGCGCACCGTGGCACGGGATCAACCCGCAGATCTTCCCCGCAAACCCAGGGCCGGGTATCGGGAACTGGGAGGCCAAGGTCCTTCTGGTCGGCTCGGGCCCGGCGCAGGGCGGACAGCCTCCGTTCTGGCCGTACATCTCCTCCCGCCCCGACGGCCCGGCGTCCTGGCTCACCGAGCAGCTGGAGCTTGGCGGCGTGCGGGAGCAGGACCTCTACTGGGTGAACGCCCAGACCGTCGCGGCCGGCGTGTTGGTGGACGAGTTCTCCACCGTGCTCCGCTCCCGCCCGTGGGACGCGGTGTTCGCCCTGGGGGAGGATGCCTACGGCTGGGCGATGCGCGAGGGGTTCACGAGCGTCTCGCTGGAGCACTACCCGACTTGGTGGTGGAACTACCGTCCGGGGAAGGACTACCCGGCGGTGCGGGCAATCCAGGAAGCGATTGCTGGATGAGCAACTGGCTGTACTTGGTGGGAAGCGTGTGCTTCCTCCTCGGGACAATTTTCAACATGGTGAAGAGGTAGTGCAGTGAAGATCATTCAGGCGGACGTTTTCAAAGGGCTCGCAACGCTGGCCGACAAGTCGGTGAACACCTGCGTGACATCGCCCCCTTACTTTGGCCTCCGTGACTACGGCGCACCAGGGCAGATCGGGCTGGAGAAGACGCCCGAGGAGTACGTCGCCAAGCTGGTGGAAGTCTTTCGCGAGGTCCGGCGCGTGCTGCGGGATGATGCCACTCTTTGGTTGAATTTAGGCGACTCCTACGGGGCTCCAGGCGGATCCATCCACGCAGGCTTCAACGAGCGGTACCACGGGCGAGGCGGGGAGAAGCAGACCGCCATCGGCGCGAACACGGCGTCGGCCACCGCGAAGGGGGCGTACCGGAGCCCTCGCGCAAAACAGCTTCTTGGGATGCCTTGGCGCGTGGCGCTCGCCCTTCAGGCGGACGGGTGGGTGCTCAGGCAGGACATCATCTGGCACAAGCCCAATCCGATGCCAGAATCTGTCCGCGACCGCTGCACGAAGGCCCACGAATACATCTTCCTGCTGTCCAAGTCGCCGAAGTACTACTTCGACCACAAGGCAATGCAGGAGCCTTGTGTGAAAGGCGCGGCGGGGTCGGAGTCCCATACCGGAAAGACCGGCGACCACCAGATGGGGCGCGCGTCGACGAAGCCCCGCAAGACATCCAGCACGAACGCAAGTGCGGTTCCCGGTGCGGTGGAGCACTCCGGGATCCACCGTGAAGGCTCGCCGCGGGAGCCAGAAACCCGCAACCGCCGGGATGTGTGGACCGTGGCTTCTCAGCCGTTCAAGGAAGCCCACTTCGCCACCTTTCCCCCTACTCTCGTGGAGCCCTGCATCTTGGCAGGCTGCCCGGTCGGCGGCGTCGTCCTGGACCCGTTCTCCGGCGCAGGGACGACCGTGATGGTGGCCGAGCGCCACGGACGGCAGGGCCTGGGGATCGAACTGAATCCGGAGTACATCGAGATCTCGCTCAAGCGGATCGCGGCGGACAAAGAACGAGCCAAGGCTAAGTAGCTTCGCAATTTCGCTTGGCACGATCTTTTCCCAAGCAACAACACGCCCGACGTATTTGGTCGGAACTATATTACTGACTTCACTGGAGGATTTTCAACCATGAGTACCCACGAACAGAACGTCTTCGTCAACATCGGGGACCACCGTCAGGCCATCGACGCTTGGATCGCGTCACAAGGGCTTTGCCAGTCGGACGTCCCGGCCCTGCGCGCCGCCGCCAAGAAGTTCGTGAAGCTCACGGAGGCCGAGGCCGCGTTGCCGGCCGAGCGCCGTGAGCGTCTCCAAGAGAGCCGCCGCACGGAATCCGCCCGGGTGCTCGCCGCGATCGACGGGATCTACCCCCACCTCAAGCCCAGGCGTACGCTGACCTCCGCAGTTTCGGAGGCTTTGCGAAAGCACTTGGAGGGCGTCCGAAACGAGCCGGACGTGAGCACCACGTTCCAGGAACTGCAGCCGAGCACATCCGCCCTGGCCCGGTGAGATGCCCAAAAAGTCCGTCAAGGCAAAGGTGCCCACGGCACCCCCGCCAAAGGTCCCACCGGCTGAGACGAAGTTGAGCGAGAAGCTCCTGGAGAAGTTCCACGAGAAGCTCCAGGAGTCCATGCTCGACGATCCCGAGATCATCGACGACCACCACTTCGCGCCCACGGATGCCGCCGGGGCGAAGTCTCTTGGGCTGTACGTCGCCAAGGCTGGTTTCAAGATTCCCTACTTCACGCCGTCTGGCGAAGAAACTGGGTTTTTTCGTTTTCGCTATCTAGAGGATACAAGGTCGGGCTTCGAAAAGCAAACGGGGACCAAGCCGCAACGCTACGGACAGCTCGGCGGGACGCTGAACGAGGCCTACTTCTCACCAAGCCTCCACTGGGAAGAAGCCCTCCAGGACTCCGCGATCGACATCTGGATCACCGAGGGCGAGCTCAAGGCCGCGTGCGCCACCACCCAAGGGATCCCGTGCATCGGGCTGGGTGGGGTCTGGTGCTTCAAGAGCACCAAGCGGGGGATGCACCTGCTCCCGTCGCTGGAGCAGATCAACTGGGTCGGTCGCAGGGTCTACATCTGCTACGACTCCGACGCCTCCTCGAACCCCGACGTGATGGCCGCCGAGGTGTGCCTCGCCAAGGAACTCACCCGCCTCTCCGCCTTCCCCACCATCGTGCGCCTGCCGGCCAAGATCGACGGACACAAGAACGGCCTGGACGACTACCTCGTGGAGCGCGGGGTCGCGGGCCTGGA